CGACCATTGCGGTTGGTGATCTCAGTTTGCAAAAAGACACCTTTAATGTAGGTACTCTTCTTACCGTCTTTTTCTTCGGTAAGGATTTCTACTGGTTCAATTTGTTCCGTGATCAGTTTCATCGGTTTCCTCTTCTTCGGTTTCATCATTGCGATTCATAACGTCTGCAGTTTCTTCTGGAGATGCTTCGCCTTCTGGAGGTAATCCAGTGGCACCATCATCAGGAACGTGCGGAAACATTTTATTCGCAATATCTAATTTACTAACGTCCACAGCAGCGGCCGCTTTCACTTGTAACATATCTTTGAGTTTTCCCAGAGCATCAGCTCTGTCATTATCCCAAAGCAAATCAACGATTTCTCGCCCTTGTGTAGTCATAATTTACAGTTATCTAAGATTTATTTATTACCGTTTGCATTTTGAGCTGCGGGTTTTTGCTTTGCTTGCTGAATTTGTGCCTTCTTCATCTCCTGATCTAGCTCTACATTTTCAGCATCTGCATCAATTTGTTGCTGATCTGCAGCAACCAATTGTAATGGATCTATTGCTCTACCAGACTTAATATCGTCTGCCATCTCAACATCTATTTCTTCCATTTCAGTTTCAGTCTGACCTAGAATCTGAGTGCGGATATATTCAACTGAGAAGTACTTACCAATGTAAGGATCCATCTGTCCAATGACATTTAATTTCTCTGTCATCATTTCTAGGTTCTTTAGTTCCGTGAAATGATTATCATAGAGATAGTCATATTGGATATGCTCTTTCATATCATCCCAGTCTTCAGGAGTGATAATTCCTTTCAGGATGAGTTGAGTTTTTAGAGTATCATTAAAGACATCACTAAACTTTTTGCGGAGTTTACCCACAAACTTAGTAAACTTTAATTCGTCTCTAGTAATCTCAGATGATCTTCCAAGGTTAAATGATGTAGCAGAATCCAATCTACCTGCAGGAACATTTAACGCTTTGTAAAGTTTTGTTTGGAAATATTGCACGTCTGTCAATTCTCCAAGGTTCTGACCACCTGGTAATGTAGTAATTTCTGTTCCTCTACCACCTTCTCTACGTGGTAACCAGAAATCCTCCATCATTGACATGTATTTTCTATCGTCTCTGATCTCACCAGTGGCAGCATCGTATACTAATTTGTTACGATATCTTCCCATAACTTCACGTAAGTATTGTTCTGCCTTGACCTTAGGTAAGTTACCTACGTCAATGTAGAAAATTCTACGCTCTGGTGCTCTTGATATTCTGTATATAACTAGACTATCCTCGATCATTCTAAGTTGATTGAGAACTTTAATACCTTTATGTAAGTAAGATAATACGATATTCCTATTGGTATCCATGATACCTGAGGTCACATAACAGATTGCATCCTTTGCAATTTTAATTCCGCTATTTGCAGATGTGTTCTGTAGACCTTTTGGATTGTATATAAAATACTCTTCGCCTTTACCGAAGTCATACTTCATAAACTCGTCTGCAGTTTTTGGTTTTGTTATCTGCCTTACTTTTTTAATCTTATGTGGATCTACGTATCTTACTTCTTTGATTCCATCTTGAGGTCTATCAAGATCAATTACTTTATGATAATATAAACGCCCATCAATGTACCATCTGCGGAACATCTCGTGGGCTTTACTATCAAATCCAAATAGATTTTTAATATACTCAAATTCGTCGCGGATCATAGTCTTTACACTTTCACTAACCTCAAGGTTATCAAGGTTAACATGTACTGGACTATCGTTTTGATCTGCAACGATTGCTTCGTGTATGATATCTTCGATAGCAGAATCCACTTCTGGATGCATTGCCATCTCACGATATTTTTTCACCATGTCATATTCAGTCTTGAAGTTACCGTCTAGATCAAGATACTGACCATAGTAACCTCCTGCAATATAACTAGTAGCTCCGTCCTCGCTTGAAGGTTGGATAGGAGAGGGAGCTCTCTCCTTTTCCAATTTCTTCTTAAACGAGAAACCGAATAACTCTGCCATGATTTAATTGGTTTCTTATCCTTACTATTTAGTTACCCACCAGAAGTGGAAACTCCGACTCTATTCTCAGGTATACCATCCTTAGTGATGTGGTACTGGTATGCAAATTCAACATCAAACTCTTCGTAAGAATCATTGTTGTCATATGCCACAGCAATTTGTCCAACACTAACTGGCCACGCTCCAACTAATTCGTAAGAACGTAAAATTTCTAGTTTGTTAGCTCCACCAGAGAATTTATCTAACTGAGATACGGTGATATTTCTAAACACATCACTGATATCTGTCTGTGCAATGTTTGCATCAACACCGTTTGTTAATGAAATCCACTTCTCATATGCACTACGTAGTGCGAAGGAATCATCATTGTAGAATGTTGCTGTCCATGTTTCATAAGTTCTGTCACCAGGAACTTTAACAACACGTCCTCTAAATGGAAGTTCAACTGTACCTACGTTAGTTGCGGGTAATGCAGCAGACTTACACATGTAAGTAACAGCATCTTCAACCTCTGCGATTGTAGGATCAGTTACATCACCTGGCCATAGGTGACTAACTTGGAAGAGGTTAGGTCTTACACCACCTCTAATAGCTTGTTGGAACGTTAAGAGTCCCAATGGTTTGGCTTCTGCCATTTGTTTTGCTCCTAATTAATTATCTTTTGGGGACGACCTCTTCAAAGCTGACACCAGTACGTGTAGCGATAAAGGTCAATGTGATGAAGTTGATTGAGCGTGCAGGCTTGATATAGAAATCAGCCTTAAACTCATTCGAGTCTATGACAGCACCAGTGTTATTGGTTTCGTCACAAACAACTAAGAAGTCGGTGATACCTCTTTCAGCCTGAATGCTTCTAAGGTATGGTTCAACAACATTCTTGAAGTTGTTACGAGTAAACTCGTCATTAAGTTCAAAAAGAACCCCCTTCGCAGCGTTGCCGATTGTCTTTTCTATCACGTTGAAAAGACGACGGACGTTGATGCGATCAAAAGCGGATGGTGAAGCGAGAGCAGTTTTGTCTCCGAACAGAAGGATACCTTGACCAGGAAGAGAAGTAATTGGATTAATTCTATTCTGATAAAGTTTGTCTCTTTCAGTTCTAGTTGGTGAGAATGCTAACTTAACAGCATTCTTGATGGCACCACGATTCAAACCTGCGGGTGAGAACCAAGGTAAACCATTAGCAGTTGTAGCAGCACATAATCCTGCAACATCTCCATTGCCAGGTACGTAACGATACTTGTCTGCAAATCTGTCGTAGATATACTTCCAACCATTATCAAACACACCGAATGATGTTGCTTGCATTGTGTCGTAGAAGTCTACCACGTTTTGTGCTTGTGTTGCGGAACTTGTAACTCCAACAACGTCTCCTCTATATGGTGAGAGGAATGCAATACAATCTTTTCTTGCTGATGAGATTGTTAATGCTGCAGCTGCAATTGCTTTTGTATTGCTTTTTGCAGATGCACCTGATCCGATGTCTCCAGGACCCATGAGTAGATAATCTATCTCAACTGTTTCAGTGTCTGCAAATTCTTGCATTGCTGAGATGATCTCTCCAGAAGTTGCTCCACCTGATTCTGCACCTTTGATGAAAGTATATTCACTAACACCTGAAAGGTCAAATGCAGTTGTAGCATCACTTCCTTTATTATTAGTACCTGCAATGTTACCACCAGTAATAGACTGGTTTGCACTTACATCATATATTCCTACAGTTTCATGAGAACCCCAGTAGATCCAATCTGATCCATCAAGAAGTACTTGTGGATAATAGTTTTGAGAACCTTCAGATGTTCTACCATTGTTTGCTTTTGAAAGATAAGTAAATTTTTCAAGAAGCGTATTTGGTGAACCAGTAATTTCGCCAGTTGCGTCATATACTACAACATGTATCTCATCTTTAGATCCACCACGATCAGCAACATAAGGAGAAGTTGTTGGTCTAGGAGCAATTGCAGACCAAGGTAAAGCAGGTTTATTACCTACAGCAGGGTAAACTACTTGCTCATCGTACCAGTTTGCTTTAGCAGTTACGTTGAGGTCAGTAACACCGTTTTCAATAACGTCAGTTGCCACCCAAGTATCTGAAGTAATCAAGGAAACCTTGTTGTTAGCACCATCCCATGC